ATATACAGATAGTAAAGTTCTGCTTGTTTCTGTTATAATTCTTTAAGAATTATGTGAGCTTCTACGTCCTCGGGTTATCTCTACGAACATTTAAAATTTTATATTGAAACCCGTATTTATTATGTATTTCTTTACCTATAATCTCGTATTCAACATTAGGAACTAAATTATGTACGTCTCCTGATATAATATACTCATTATTGTCATTAAGTTTAGATATTAGAATATTCATTTTTATTAATCTTAATTTTATAAATTTTATAATCATCTTTTGAGTATAAACACTTTTCTATTTTCCCTTTAAACTTTTCAATAATATCAGCCATTAATACACCTCCCAAGCTTCTATAATTTCATTAAATTCTGTGTCTGATTTAACCCAATGTCCGTCAACCATTTTTCTTTTAGGTTCTTTACTTTCTTGAACAACTTGGATTATACACCCTTCTTTGAATGGATTTTCTGAAAATAGTCTAAAATCTTTTAATTTCTTTTGAATAATGTTTCCGTTTTTCACACTGTATAATACAGGGTAATATGTAATACTTCTTTTATTTTTAAATATCTTTAATTCTGTAACGTAAAAGAAATTATCACTTGATTTTGGTATTATAGTTTTTGGGTATCCTAAATACTCTATTTCTGCTTGTAACTGATCTTTAATTGATATACTTTGATTCTTAATTCCTTGCATAATTTCTTTTATTAAACTATTTATATCAATATCTTTAAATAATTTTTCTGTTTCTTTCTGTGCGTATTTACGTACTATATCTTCGGTCAAACCCAATTCGTTTAGCTTCTCTTTTTTTATTTGTTTCTTATTTAAAAGATTATCAGCCAACTCTGTTATTTTTAACAACTTTTTAGATTTTCCAAATTCAGAAAAATAATTTAATTTAATTAATATATCTAATTGCCTTGAATTAATAGATGTTTTTGTATTTAAATCAGATAAAACTTCTATAAAGTCATTATACTTTTCATTTCTTAATTCAAATAACTCATCTGCAACTTGTTTAGATATATATTTGATTGAAGACAAGCCTTTATATATAGATTTTGTTCTTTATCACACATATATTCTGATTTAGAATATCGAAATTTAGGTGATAATATTGTGATATTAAAATAGTTTAATTCATCAACAATTTTGCTGGTTTCTTCAGTATCTCCTTCGTACATATTTAATACAACTGTATAATATTCTAAAGGGTAATTTGCTTTTAAATAAGCTCCATACAAACTATCTATGCCTACAGAGAGAGAATGTGATGCATTAAAAGAATATTTGGAAGCATCATTAACTACTTGCCATGTATTTTCAAAACCTTCTTTTTTCCCTACATTTTTAATCCAACCTTTTAATAGTTTTTCTTTTAAAGCTTCTAATTCTTTTTCTTTAAATTTCTTTTTTGCTATCTTCTTTATAATTCCATATGTTTCGTCTTCTGCTATACCTAACCATACTAGATATTTCATTATAGATTCTTGATACATCATATAATGGTAACTATCTTGCAATAAATTATCTAATTCTTTCACACCAGTTGTATAAGGCTTTCTTTCGAGAAAATTACTCATTAAACTAGCAAAGCCAGGTCTAATACTAGCTACCCAAGCACTAATCTCTGCTATTGATTTCGGAGAATACTTTTTTATTAAAGGAGTTGCATAATTGCTATCTGCTTGATTTAAGGTAGCAGTTAAACCCAATTTATATAAATTCCAAACCTTATAATCGACTTTGTTTTCTAATTGTTGTATAGTATCTATCGGTTCTCTTATCATTTCATATACTTTTGAAATAATACTCCATACGCTAACAGTTAAATAATCATTTTTTAAATATTTATATTGATCGCAATTATAGCCATCTAAACAACAACATATTTGATTCCCAACTTTTATCAATCCAATTTCTTCTGATATAGGCTTATCTAGCAATAAAAAGCTACAAGGAGACGGAGCTACGCTTTCAATTACACCTCTAAATATCTTGCTTTCTTCTATGATTTTTCCCCATTTTTCATCTTCTATATAATCATCTAAATTTTTAGCTATTTCATTATATTCATTTATATTAAATCCCTTTGATTTACACCATAATCTAAAGGCAGAAGAATTTTGTAATGGTTTGTATGCTATCATAAAATATACTCCGTCTTCCCCTAAAATATCTTTACTAGATTTTATTACAGGTTCAATATTAGCCCAATTCAAATCTATATCGGGTAAACTTCGAGTTTGCAATATTCTCGTAGTAGACATAAATCTAGTAGGATATAATGTTATAGGTGCTGAAACTCTATCAATATTTGTAAATCCCAACAACTTATTTATATAAAATGATGGTGCTGATCCACGCCCAGTTCTTGTGAGAACAGCTTTATACTCATCAACTGCTTTTTTTACTATTTCATAATCTAATATAAAATAATCTTCCATATTGGTTTTTTGCACTATATCAACTTCTTCTTTGATCGCCTTTTCATATTCATTCCATTTATCTCTACATATATTATTACGTTCCTTTTTCCATTCATTTGATATAATTGTTTTTAATAATTTATTACTATCTTTATCTTTGTGGACTTTAGGTATTTTAATTTCTTTATCAAACTTTAAATCTTCGCATTTATCAAATATTAAAGTATTATTTAAAGATTCTTGAATTTGTTCTTTATTTAATACTCCTTGCTTTTCATATCGCTCTACTATTTCATCATAATTCGGATAATCTAATATAAAACCTCCTTCATCTTCGTAGATTATACCCTTGGCTTTTAAGAACATATCTCGATATTTAGCGTCTCTACTATGTATATAATGGCTATCATTAGCATGTATTAAGGATAAATTATATTTGAATTTTAACTCTAATATTTGTTTGTTATATTCTGATTGTTGCTTGTGTGATTGAACTTCTAAATAAAAATGATCTTTAAAATGATTTAATAAAGGTATAACAAATTTTTCTTCATAATCCTTAGTTTTGAATAATCTTCCTGCTATACAAGCTGTTGTTACAATAACATTTTTAGGATTAAGAGATAATATCAATTCTTTATCTATTCTTGGCTTATAATAATACCCACTTAAATTTGCTTCTGATATAATCCTATTGATGTCTTTAAATCCGTCTCTATTTAATGCGATTAAAATTATATGATTATTACTTCTATCTTTTTCTAATCTATTATCAACATAATATGCTTCAACTCCAAATATCATTTTTAAATTATTTTCCTTACATAAAGTATATGCTTCTAATACATTTCCTCCCCATCCATGTTCAGTTGTAAAATATGTATTATGACCTAATTCTTTTGCTCTTTTAATATAATCAATTGGTTTTGTTATTACATCTATTGTTCTTAAATTGCTATAATGTGTATGTTTGTGATAATTATTGTACCTCATTTAACCCCTCCCTATTTTATCTTTTATATTTAATCTAATTCATTTAACCAGCTATCATCCGTTTCTTCTTCATTATTTTCTCTATCCTTAACAAACAAATTTAAGTCATCTAAATACTCTTTATATGGTTTATGCTGTTTCGCACTATATCCACATAAATTAGCAAAATAAAATTCATTAGATTTATCTATAGTTGTCCACCATATTCTATCATCTTCCGTACAATCATAAGCTTTTTTATTTAATTTAATTTCATTAATGGTATCTATTATATCTTCTTTTAATTCGTCTATAGAATCTTTTGTCAAAGGTATGTATACATAACAGTCCTCTCGTTTATATTTTTGTTGTATATCTTCTGGCATATTATCTAAATTATTATTTTCAATTGCAGTGGCAACCATATCTTCTATTTGTAATTCGTCATACTGCTTTATTTTTTTCAACCACATCTTTAAATTACTCTCTATAGATTTTACCCACTCGTTTCTTAATACATTTTTAGTAGATGTTTTGTGTTGTTTTGTTTCTTTATCAATTCCTGCTAAAGTATATGTAAGCTTACAATATTTAAGGAAATCCCATCTAATTTTTATCTTATTTATAGAAACTCCTTTTTGAATTAATCCTTCAGCATATAATACTAATTGACCCTTTTCTTTATCAATTTTTTTACCTTGATATATAGTCGATGTTTTCCAATCTGTGATTATATAATTATTATTTTCGTCCTTATGTATAAAATCTATGTATCCTTGAAATATATGTTTTCCTACCTTGATTAATATAAATTGTTCTGTTATTGCTTTATGTTTTATAGGTATGTGTTCTTTATAAAACAATCTCACGCATTCTTCGTATTTATTAGCTATTTTTTCATTTGCTTTTTTATCTTTACGATTATATTTTAATCCTGATAAATTAATTTCAAATAATTTATTTTCATATTCTTCAATCATTTGTTCATATTTAATCTCGCCTAAATAAAATTGTTCTATAATATCATGACAAACACCCCCTTCCACACCATAAATACTTTGCTTTGTTTCCTTTTCATGTTTAAGGTATTTCAAATACCATCCATATGGATCAGTTTTATATGAATGGTATTTTGACCATGACCATAATTCATCAACTCCGTACTTTTCTTTTATTTGATTTAATTGTTCTTTGGTCTTTCTCATATAATTCCCCCTATACTATTTTAATTCTATTATTATATAAAGCTTTGAACACCTTCATTCCTTTATCAACAGGGCTGTCTTTTTCTCCCAATAAACCCCATTTATCATATATATAACTAGTTCTTCTAAATGATTTAACTTGATTACACATATTTATAGATAACTGTTCATCCATATCGTTATCCATAGCAAATATGATTTCTACATCTAAACCTAGTAATATTCTAATTTGTTCGGGACACAATTCATGTCCACCTAATGCAACTCCTAATCTACATAAAAACGAATGTGCTTTTAATACCGACTTTTCTGCCTCAAAAACAATTATTTTGTTGGCTTTTTGTATATACTTGTAATTTTCTTGTAACCCATACAAATTCATACTTTTAGGAAATGCTTTCAGTGGAAAATATTTTGGTATGTCTAATAAGTCATAATTTTTAACTAACGTTCTTCCCATAACGCCTACATACTCATTCTCTTTACCACACCAAAAACGATGAGGTATTGCTATTCTATTCTTATCTCTACTGTAGCCAATATTAAACCTTTCTTGTGTGAAAGGCATTATCCCCTCCCTTATCCAACCTATGTATGGTATTTGAATTATTTCTCTACAAATATCCTCATTGTAAATTTTTAATTCATCTATGTCGTTATTAAAGTGCTTCTTTTGCATAGCTTTTTTAAATACATCTAAAATATCTTTCTTTTCTTCTTTTTTGATGTATTGAATATTAAAAATATATTTTAATCCTAATATTTCATGTAAATATTTTACTGCTTGTGGAAATTCATATTTTTTTATTTCCATAACTAAAGTAAAAATATCGCCATTTATTTTTTTATCAGATGTAAATATTTTTACCTTTAAAGTGTCTTTTTTTATAGCTACTGAGGTAGTGTTGCTATGTTTAGGCAATCCACATCTATATTCTTTTGGATATGTTTTTATACCATGACATCCAATGGATTCTAAAACATTCATTATTTTATCTTTCTCAATTATATACTTCTTTAATTCGTATGCTAACATTCATGTATTCACCTACCAATCTGTAGGAACTACTGTTATGCCTACTTCATTATATGTATTTCTTGACAGATCATGTTCTACCACTATTTGATAATCATTAGAACTACCTTCTCTGTTCTTTATTATAAATATAACTTGATAGTGCTTATTCTTATCTAATTTAACAGGAATTTTGGTTTTTCCATTTTTACCCGCTAATTTATATACATTTAATTTATGTTTTTCACCATCATATTCATCATCAAATAAATTTCTAATCATTAAACAAGTTGAAGCAACATCTATCATATTTTTAGCCATACCTATGTTATCCATAGTATAATATCTTTGTTTTGAACTGCTTTTAGATAATTGGAATGTAATCCATATATGTACGTTTAACGCTTCTTCTTTTATGGTGTCGTATATATTTACCATGGCTTGTTGCATACCTAGCCACATTGCATCACTTACATTTCCATTTGCATCAGCTTTAAATGTATCAAGCATAAAATATTTAACGCCCATATGTGCATATTTTTTAATACACTTAATTGCTTTATTTGTTGTATATTTGGAAAATGGTTTTAATAATATATTTTTACTATGATCTTTAATCCATTTTGCACATTTATCTTTTAAAAATGTTTTAAATTCAGATGAGTATTTTCCATTTCTTAGTTTATATTTTTGAACATCTGTTTTATAAACATTGTTGGCCACCCATATCAATAATTCTCTTTGCCATTTTTTCTTACCCTCTTCATTAATCATAATAACTAACTTTTCATTATGTTTGATAATGGTAGGTAAATTCACGTTTCTTGAAAAAGTAGTTTTACCTACACCTGACAATCCTCCACATAAAGTTATGTTACCTACTAAATTCCCTCCTATTTCTTTGTTTAGCATATCTGAATTATATAAAGGTAATCCCACAGCCAATCCTTGGTCTAACTCATCGATGAGTTCATCTATACCATCTGCTATATCATATGTACAATCATCACCTTCAACATTTATAAATATATGATTTAATAACGCTTCGTACTCATCATATATATCTTCAGCTGTTAAATCAACAAATTCTTTCAACCTACTAGCTATTGGGAATCGTGCCTTAGCCAACATCATAACTGTATTCCACTTATTTAATTCGGCTATATAACCATTAATATTTTCTACTTTGATATATTCTGTTGCTAATTGAATTTTTTCAAAGCCACCATACTCTTCGTACTTTTCTCTAAGACTATGATGTTTTTCTAAATACATACCAATAGTAACTTCATCTAAATTAGGTTTATTTTCTTTTATAACTATGTCATATCCGATTTGCCAAAATACTCTCCACTCATTATGTGTAAAGGATTCTAACGCCAAGGAATCATATGTATAATATAAATCTGGCTTTTTCCACAATATAGATACTATATTGGCTTCACAATTCTTTTTAAATTCTTTGATCTGCAATAATGCTTTTATCTCATCATCTTTTAATTTATTTTCTTTGTTAGTATCCTTGCCCATTTAAAGCCCCCTTTACCATAAATTATTAATTATACTACTTTTAATCTCTTTAGTTTTTGTCTTGTATTCAGCACCGTTATCATCATATATTTCTATTAATTCGGATTTTTGTTTAGCTTTTTTATTCTTTTCTATTCTTAATACAACGTCGTTAATTTTATCTTCAATAATAACCATCATATAATTGATTCTATGTTTTTCATGTTGAAAGTTGTCCTTTTGTCTAATTTTAGACAATATATCAAACTTGCATATTTTAAATGTTAATAATATCGTATCATAATCATAATTAGCTAATGGTTTAGAGTTATTTTGGGCTATAAATTGTCCTTTATGTAACCCCCTCAATCTTAAGGCTAAATGTTTTGGAAATTTAATATCTTTTCCATATTCTAATATTTCTCTGTGAACATAATCGCATAATTCAAGAAACTTCTGATATTCAATCTTTTTATCCATACGAACACCTCTTTCATATTAAAACCATAGGGAAGAAACATTTCTTCCCTATTAAATTTTATATTAAAGTTTTTATATAAGATATTAATTCTTGTAAAATCTTTGAATCTGTAAGTTCTATGTTCTTAACTTCTATTTTTAATTCTTTCAATTTGTTTTTAATTAATTGCTGTTTCTCACTTTCTCCTTTTAATTCTTCTGATGTTACAAGTTTTCTAAATTCTTTAGCTAGTTGTTCTGATTGTTCTGCTCTATTTAGAACGCCTGATATAGAATTATTAAGGTCTTTTGAAAAGTTTGTTTCTAATTTAGAACCTGATTGATTTCTTTTATCGAAATAAGGTTTCCAAACATCATATGTGCAATTTTCGATAATATCTCCTACCTTAGTTACATGAGTTCTATCTTTTAAAACTTCTGCATAAAACTTCCTTTCATTTGTTTTTTTATCAGTTTCAGCAAAGAATCTCAAAATCACATCGTAATCAAAAGGCAAAGACTTGTGAACATCTGGTTTATATCCTATCACCTTTTGAGTTTTATCATCTGTAATTTCTTTAGCCTGTGCAGTTGATACAACATGTTTACCTTGTGCAGACAAGGTTATTTTTGCCTGTTGTAATTTCATAACTATATTCTTCACTCTTCCCCATTTACTTCTAGCATCTAAGTTTTTTCCATTTGCTCTAGCTTTTCTTTCTTCAACCTCTGTTGCTCCAATGTCAATTGTATTATAAAATTTAGTTTCTGAATCTATTAATAATGTTTCTATTTCAATTTCTCCGTCCATGATAGCATCTAAGTCTTCTTCTAAAGTGTCTAAATCACTAGTAGTATCAACGAATTTTAAGTTATTATATTTTTTACCGTTTATTTCAATATCCTTACCTTCTTCAAATGCTAAACCTGCTTCGCTATCAATAGCCCCAATTTTAGGGAATGTAAGACCAAACCATGATTTTCCTTCATGAGTAAGTCCTTCTACTAAGAATTTTCCACCTATTTTATTTTCTCTTGGTTTTCTAAATGCCATATTAAATTCCTCCTAATTTTTAAGTCTCATTGGACTATTTTTTTATAATTTTTTATTATTAAAGAGAAATTCTAATTTTTAATTCTAATTTTAATTTGTTTTTATAAGGT